AGCGGATAGCTGATCTCAATAATATCACCTACTTTGTATGTCGTTTCTTTGTTGTTAATTGAAAGCGGTAGAGAGGCGGAATCGTTATTTAAATTAGGATTAGCCTCAATAAATAGCTGATAATTTCTAAGCCATTTAAGCATAAAATACTTCGATTTCTTGACACTCGCTTTGAGTTAATAGGTAAATCTTGACTCGTCCAGTAGTAAAGTCATCGATTGCAAAGGGCTCACCATTATCACTAGTTTCACATGCTAAGCCAAAAGGTAAAAAATTTACGAATTGCCGTAAAAAATTAGGGTGAGTCGTGAGCCTTTTTTTGTTTATTGAAAAATTATTATAGATGATGCTGTAGTTCCAAGATTGTTGATTTTCAATAAATTCTAGCTGCAAAGTAAAAACCTTGTTGTCTTCAGTATTAACTAAAAACTTCTGCTTATATTCGTTTGAAATAGTTGATAAATATCTCATTTTTTAAGGATATTTGAAACAAAATCTGAGGCTGATTTTTTGACAGTTTCATAGCCGGCTTTGCCTTTATCGAGCCAGCTTTCGCTTTGTCCTGCATTTCTGCCTTGCTTTGCTTTTGGGTCGTATTTTTTGATTTTAGTATTGATTTTTCTTATTTCTTTGAGGGTTACGGAAAAATCAGTGATTTTATTGGTGTGTTCTGGCTGCATTGCAACAAGGCTAACGATTGCCATGTTGTTAAAGAAACCACCTTGGGGGGTTTGGACTGCTACTAGTTGGCGTGCTTGCCAAAGTGCTTTGAAGAAATAAAAAGCCTTCTCTTGCTTAGTTTTGGGCTGTTGCAGCTTTTTATAAGCTCCATAAATATCGACTCCCGCGCCAACCCCTGCATCGATTGCATCTAACATTCCACCCTTAGCTTGTGTTGCTGCTGATTGAAGGTTTTTGGCGGCTTCAGTAATGATTGGCAAAAAGGAATTGAGGGTTGTGAGTTTTTGCCCTAGCTTTGCAAGATTGCTTTTTTTTTGTGCTGAATTGAAATGAGTAAGCTCGCCAATATAGCCGCGGATCGTTATTGTAATTGGTTTAAGCGCTATATGGTCTTGGATTGCAACATTTTTTTCGACATAATGGTCGGTAATATCAGAAGTAAGCTCGATTTTATCTTCTAAGCCAATATCAAAGACAAAACCGCCAATTCCCATATTAGCAAGCGGGGCTACAATCCAGTTATTGACATATTGATTGAACATGTCCGCCGTATTTATGGCATCATCTAGAGATAAATCTGGTTTTGTTTGAGTTGCTTCGTTCATCGAGTTAGAGCACCATTAATTTGCCAAGAAGTCTGGTCTTGAAGGAATCTGTTGAGTGGTTCAGAAGTATTGATGTGGTTAATGTTATTGATGGTGATGTTCTTATTCGAAGTGTTGTTATTGTTGTTTGTAGCTGGAGTCGAGCGATAATCTGCAGCCGCTTTTTCCCATTGTTTATTATCCCATTCTATCACTAAATCAACACCTTTATTCATCACAGGAAGCAAACCACCAAGTCCAGCACCTACCGTCGCGCCTTTCAAACCATTTGCTCTGAAACCAATCAAAGCTCCAAGTATAGCTCCTTGGACTGGAGCAGCAAGAAAGGCAAGGGTTTTATGTAAAAACTCCATGTTTTTGGTAGTTTCTCCATCAAATTTAAAAGCATTTGCAATAGCGTCTTTTAAGTAAGAGAGTTTTTTTACAATCCCGCTTATATCGTTATAAAGCGCACCAAACATTGAATCCTTACCTAACTTCCAATTTTTTATGTCGTTAAGCGCAAGGGTAATTCCTGTTAATACTGTAAGGAATGGGCTGAAAGATAGGGCTAAACCAGCAACAAGATAACTTAAGACTTTAATTTCATTGCTTGAACCAGTGATTGCCTTGATAAATTTCATTGCTTGCTCTACGCCGCTTGCAATTTGAGTCGCAAAGATTGCTAGCACCTTTATCAGACTTTCGATGGTTTCAATGATTTTGCCCCTGTTTTTCATCATCCAGCCCAGGAACTGATTGACTAGCTTGGTAAGAACTGGTGCAAGCATTGCAACCGCTTGGTCTTTTAGAACTTGAAACCGCATTCCAAGTTGTCGAATAGCAAAACCAACACCTAAAATTGATTGCCTTGAGCCTTGGTTTAAAATTCCTTGTCTAGAAAGTTTATCGAATTCTTTATTTGAAAGCTGTAATATGGCGATAAGGCTAGGATCTAAGCCCATTTCGCTGATAAAATGAGTCGCTACACCTTTATCTAAACCTTTTATTGATTCTCTTAATTGATCTAAAACTTGAAAAGCATTTTTGCCTATGGTGTCAATACCTAAAGCTTGAAATGCACCAATTCCGCCACCATCAAATTGAAGCGAAACTAAACGTTTTTGAAGATTGCCAATTGCTGCCGCTGTTTGTCCTGCTTCTAGTGAAAGGTTGGACATTTGCCCTACAGCGTCCCACTTAGCCAAGGCTTCAGCTGAAAGCCCCGTTTGCTTTGAAATGTTTTCTATTGCCGCAACACTTTGAACCGAACCTGAAATAAACCTGTCTAATCCATAAACCGCACCAATAAAAGCAAATTTAGTAGCAATTAGTTTGTTTCTTAGATTAGCAAAACCATTAGTTATTTTTTCTAATTGCTGTCCATCGGTTCTTATTCCCAAAGAAACAAAAAGATCACCTACTTTCATTCTCCCTTATATTGTCTAAAAATAGTTGATAATCGAGCATTTTAAGCACCCAAGAAACATTCATTTCTGAGATTCGTTGCGGATCGCCCCCGTAATCCTTTGCAAGCCTTAAACAAATAATGTCTAATTCGCTTGCTCTGATTTTGATTTGAGAAGATTTTGTTGCTGGTTTTGAAGTGTAGCCAGCGTCGAAAAGAGGGCTTTGAAAAAAGGCAATAAATTTACCTCAAGGCAAGCTACGATTATTTCGTAGTAATTTTCACGCATTGCAGATTCTTCAAAAATGTCTAGGGTAATTTTTTGCTTGTTACATAAACTGCGCTCTAAACATTTAAAAACCTTTTTAAAAACTTCATCATCAGAATCGAGTGCAAGAACTATTCCAATTAGCGATTCAATGTTGTCATCTAGCTTAAGATTAACCCCCGTTGACTTAATCGCTCTTTCAGCAGCGTTTTTTAGTGCAATTGCATCTGCAAAAGGTGCTTCGTTGATTATTACTGTCGCTCCATTTTTGGTTGTGAATTCTTTAGCCATATTTTAAGAAATTGAGCGTTCAGCAGAAGAGAAGGCTAGTTTATACATTACTTGCGCCTGATCTTTGTCGCCTTCGACATTTTCCTTGGTATCTAATCCTTTCTTGAAAGTGCCAGCTTGAAGGTTAAAAGAAATGCTATTGATAGCTCCTGAGCCGTCGCCAATTCGTTTTGCAAATTCGCCTTTTAAAAGCTTGAAAGCGGCAAAGTCATTGGTCATAGCCAAAAATAGCGAATTTAAAAATTTATCATCAGGCGAACCTTGAACAACCTTTATTTCAACATCCGCTTGACGACCATTTAAGTTATAAGTGAAAATAGTGTTGCCGTTTTTGCCTACCAAAATATCGGTTAAATCATTAGGAAAGGTAAGAGTGCAGACATCTCCAGTTCCAAAGTCATTTAAAAGTCGATCATTGATAATAATTGTATCTTTGCCGGTTAGTGCGAAAGCCATAGTTTAAGAAATTTATTGTTGAACGATTACCAGAACGTCTGATTTATGAATTGCGCCAGCTAGCTTGACCGCCATTTGAATCAATGGAGCTTTGCGAGCCTCTCTATCAACTTGCGATTGCTGTGAGATTGGCAAGCTGTATATAAAGAAACCATAATCGGTTATATTGCGGTTAAAGTCAGCTGGATCGCCAAAAGTATCAACACCATTCCAAGCAAGCCCTTTGCCTATCATTCCGTTAATTGTTGCTTGAAGGGCTACTTTGCGATATGCTGCTTTTAGTCCATCCATTCCGCTTTCTGTTTGTGGAACTTTACTTGAGGTTTGATAAAGGTAGTTGAAGCCCGCTACTTGCAGAGCAAATTTGAACCATAAGGAATTATAAACATTATCAAAATAATCATTTCCTTTGCTTGCTACTACACAAGGAACACCTTGCACACTTATATAACAATCAACACCTGCGGGGCTACAATTGTCTTTGATTGTTTGATTTATTGATGGGTCGGGTGTAGTTGTTTTTAAAACTTTAAGATTTGGCGTGATAGTTGTATTCGAACCAGTAAAATCAACCGAAAACATCCTGCCAACATAAGAACATTTAGCTAGATTAGCGTTGCTGTTGGTATATAAAAAGAGACGGGTATGACTGTTTGAGGCTGATTTGATAGTTGTTGCAACTCCTGCAATATCTTCGGTTGAAACAATATGATGAACAAAAATCATATCTCTTGCTTGCATAGAAGTCGCAAGTGAGCTCAGAACCGCATCTTCCATTTCTAAATTTGTGATTATCCCGACATACTGAACTTGTTGGTAGGTTCTGGTAATTGCTGCATCTATAGTTTCGCCGCTTGCATTTGTGCCTGCTACCGCGACGCTGGTTGAAGCTTTTAAAAAGCCAGTGCCAGAAAGGTCAGTGCCTGATCCGCCTGAGATAGTTGCAAGGGCAATTGATGAGGTTGTGCCTACTTTTTTTGAAGTAAAAACAAGAGCGTTTCCAACATTAGAAACGACAACATCTTGAAGCTTCTTTTGAAAAACCGCTGCAATATCTGCCAAGGTTGTAGCTCCTGCAAAATTCAATCCTGTCAAGTTAATTGCAGTCCCGTTTAGAGTAATTTTTACATAGCCATCAGTAATTGGCAAAAAAGCTGATAAGTTAGAGCTTAAATCTGGAGTAGTAATTTTTCCCGCTGTCGCAGAAACTGCTGCTTGCAAAGGAATTATATTTAATCTCCCATCGCCGCTTAGAATGTTTGGCGATTGTGCAAAGATGGAGCTTGCCATTTTTGCAGTTGTTGAATTTGTGCCATAGTCAGTAATAACATCTTGAGCCGTTAAATAGGTTCTATAAGTATCAACATTATTGGGCGTTTCGGTAGTAAATAAGGCAATAGAATTAACACTTGGAGCTGCAAGACCTGCAGGAGTTTGAGTAAGCGTTATATTTATTACATTCGCAATATTTAAGTCCATAAAACTAAGATTGAGTTATTGTCGGGAGATTGGTGTTAGAGCTGCCAGATTGTGTTTTTGTGTTGGTGCTAAATTTGTCAAAATAATCAATTTCTTTAGTGCGTTTAATCCAAGCCATTACTGAAACATTCATCATAAAACGATTTAACATTCCAGCGCCTTCAATTTCAGAAAGATTCATAACATTGTTGGGAATCTGTGCAATTCTGAATTGATAAAGATCTTGTTGCTGCTGGGCGTATTGAGAAACTAAAGCCATATATACTTCATCCTTTCTTAAACGAGCCTCGTTATTTTTTGACATTATATTAATATCATAACTCTCGTGAGTTAGAACCGCGGTCGTTTCTTGAGAACCTTCCACTCTGCTATTTGCGCTATATGCGTTGGAATCTTCGGCAATAATAACGACAAACAAGCCTTGCTTGTTAGGAACTTTAAAATCTTGGTTGTAAATATAAATTTCATCATCAAGTAGCAGTAATTCGTGCTTGATAATGTCGGCAATTATTTTAATTGGTTCTTTATTCATAATCTTTTATCAGGTGATATTCTTTGTAGCCGTATATTGAGTAATCGCTTTCAAACATTACTTTGAATTTCTTTTCATTATAGATTATTTTGTCGCCAGTTGTAATTGTCAGGCTATTTTTGGTATGAATTTGAAGCCATTCCCAAGACCTCTCGGAGATCGGCTTAATCATCAATTCATTCTTATTTAGATTCTGAACTACGCCCTTGAAATGCAAAACCTCTTCTTGATTTTTAACCTCAAAATCATTAATGGTTTGAGTAATTTTGACTAACTGAATTGGTTGCTCCCATCCGCTAAAAGTATTTTTAAATTTTGGAATCATCTTTATCGACCCTGCTTGTTATTGACCTTTTAAGTTGCGCGGAATCAACAAGAATTGTCGAACTTCCTTTTGCGTCAATTGTGGATTGACTTAGTGGTTGCCAAGTGCCATATCCTTTAGTATCAAAAGCTTTTTTAACAATTCCTTCGCCAAGCAAGCCCAATTGTTTAAAAGTAAGCATTGCACCATTTGGCTTAGTTAAATTATTTTTTGCGACCTTTGCTACCCCGTTTATTAAATCTTTTCTTTTTAGCTTTAACGGAACTCTTAAAAAAGAACGTTTTGGAATACCTTTTGAAACTGAGCCGAACTCGTGAGCTGCTCCTACTTCTGAATTACTTAAGCCGCCATCTGTTCTAGAATTCTTATCTCCTAAAATTCCTACTCTTGCGACAAAATCAGCTTCAAGATTGCCAATCACCTTATTTAAATTGGTTAAATCTATTTTTAGCTTTATATCGCTAGGCATTAGTCCCGCCATATACAGAAGCAACATTGCCAATTAAATAAGGCTGGATGAGGTTCAGATATTTTAAGCCGAAGAAAGTAGTCGACAAAAAAGAGAATGCTGGATTGGAAGTCATCCAATCGGGTATAGTTAGGCTTTCGGAAACACTGCCAACACTTCTACTGTTAGAAAATCCAGGGGCAGAACCATCTAAGCCGCCAGATTTTAAATTGCTTACCAAAAAATGAGCTGCTAGGTAGAGCCAACCAATTTTCAAGGAATCGTTATTACCAAAAAGGCTATTATTAAATTTAGGACAAGCCTCGCTAAAAGCCTTGTCAATATCCTGGTCTAAAACATAGCTACTAATATCTTTTAGCAGCGTCCAGTCGTTTATTGTGGTCGGTAGGCTTGTTAAATTGTCTTTGTTGGCTTGGTAGCTTTTTTTGTTAACAGTATAAAAAACAACATCTCCAGAATTATAGGTTGCAGCAATCCAAGTTGGCAAATAATTGAAGTCTTTAAAAAAGAAGCTTTTAAAGTCATCAATTGTAATGCTCGAAACTAAGGGATTACTGCAAGCCATTTTTACTTGTCTTTTTTAGTTTTTTCTTCAACCACTTGGACTTCTTCAGGATACATTTCAACAAGGTTTTTTGCGGTCTCATCGGAAACTTCTAAAAGCTGGCTAGAGTTGAAATCCGTAGGCAGACCATCAATTCCAAGGATAATAAATTTTTTTTGAGATTTGTTAAAAATTTTCATTTGAACCAGATTTAAATTGTTCCGCTGAAGTCAAAGTAAAGAACTTCTTTTGGTCTGAATAATTGCAAGCCAGTATATTGACCATAGGCAACGGACTGGAATTGGAAGTTATTATAAGAGCCTGCTACTGTTGAAGTGTAGGAAACTGGAATGTTCATTTCCATTACTTCGTTGTCTCTCTTATAAAGAACATAGCGGTTATTAGCCAATTTGCTTACTGATTTATCGCAATAAAGCAAAGGAACAATTTTTGCATCAGGATTTTGAGTAATTTCTCTGAATTGCTGCTGCAAATATGAAGCTTTAGACAGTCCCATGCCTGCATAAGTTGGGTCAGAAGCAGCTGTTGCCATTCCGAGCCAATCCTTAGTAGCGATTGCAAAAGTATCAGGCTTAGTTTGGGTGTTATTAGAGTTGGCAAAATATACCGCAAACATGTTTTTAAGAAGTGTTTGCAGTTGTGCGGCTGTCATGTTGGCAATTGGAGTCGTGATAGTAGTTGTATCAGAAGCCACTGCGGTTTGATTTAAAAGACCCAAAATACCCGCATCATAGGAATGTCCTAGAGCTGCAATTTTTTGAATTCCAAGCTGCCAATATTTAGACCTTGCTGCTTCAAGTCTTTCAACAAGAGACCAATTACCGGATTGCATTGCTTGGTTAATATCGGTTAAATCATACTGGCTTTCAGAAGCCCAAGATTTAATTTTTGTGTAGACGGGCAAAGCCTGAAATTGCGACCTTGAAAGTCTGGAGCTGTTTGCAATATCAATATCGCCTTGCTCGAAAGAATCGGCTGTGTTAGTGATTGCGTAGGTCATCAATTGACGATTCCAAGCACCGAAACCAACCCGAACTGGAACGAAGTCTGAAGGGCTTATTTCGTAATATTTTTGAGAAATTACCGTATCTCTAATTTTAGTTAGAGTATCTAAAGCAACCTTGTAGGCAAAATCAGTATTTGTCGCGTTAAGAAGCGCATTTTTTAGAGAATTATCAAAATTCTCATTGCCATATTCGTAGGTGGCGACAAAGCTTTTATTATTGCCGTTGTATAGGATTGGCGATTTGTTGTTAGACAAGTAGGCGTTTCTTGTGCTTGTAATCAAACTTTCAACATTCGGTGAAACGGCTTGAAACTGAGTTAAATCTGGAGTTAGCATTGTGTCTAAAAATTTAGGTTAAGTGCGAGATGCAAAAATAAGAACAGGGATAACATCGCCAGAGGCTGCTTTTTTTAAAGCGCGTCCTACGATTGTATTTGTGCCGCCTGAAGTAATAATGGTATCACCTGTTGCAACAATCTCGACAACTGCGCCGCCTAAAATTGCGCCACTGGTTTCCATGTTGATTACACACATATCACTTGCTACTTCAACAACTTCACCTGCTGCATAGGTATTTTGTTTAGCGTGAAAAGTAATGAATCCGAAAATTTTGTCGTTTGCAGCAGCTTTTTCGACTACAGGAATACCACCTGTTGAATCAACTATTTTGACAGCCGTTCCAGCGGTAAAACTATTTACACTAGAGCTTAAGATTTGGCATGAAAAAACATTGGTGTTTATTCCTAAGGTTAAAGCACCTTTTAATGCTGATAAAGAGGTTTGGTTTAGTTCAAAAGTTTGAGCCATTTGTCAGTTGTTTTTAGGTTTAGTAAAATTTCTTGCCTATCTCGTAAGGGTTGGCAGAAATTGAAGGGGTTAAATTGCTTAAATGCTGCCCGCTGTTAAAAGCAAACATTGAGTTAAGGAGGCTACTATTCTTTTTTTCGTCCTTCTTTTCATCTTCATCTTCTTCTTTTTCGTTTTTTTTCTTGCGATTTTTAAGCATACTGGCTAACTCTTTAATAGTAATTTCGTCATCGCCAATAGTTATGGTTTCGTCCTCTTCGCCGTTATATTTTTTATTTTTTTTCGCTTCTTTTTTGTCCTCGTTATCATCTTTTTTTTCTTCGTTTTCTTTTTTATCGTCTTCTTTGTCTTCAGACTCGTTTTTCTTAGCGCTTCTGAATCCTTCCGCTATTGCGCTTGGAATGGCGGTAATTGCGTTTTTGATTGAATCCAATAGTTCGTTTGACATGTTGTTTTTGTTGATTGTTAAAGAATTTTCAAAAACGAGAGCCTTTTCGTAGCGCGGTTTTTGAACAATTGCGATATGTAGAGCTTTAGCTTCTAATATTTCCCTATCATAAGGGATGTTATGATAAACTCCTGCATGTGCTGTCTTGGTAGGAACGTAAGCACAAGAAACACTCCATCCTTCGTTTATTAAATTTATTGCTTCATCGCTATCAGAAGTAAAATCACACCAAGCCCAACCATCTTCGCCTTTGCGTATATTTAGAGCGTGTCCAAACTTTAATTCATCGGCGTTAGAAACATTTATGTCTTGATGATCAATAACCATCGGAGTCCCTTTGAAGACTTCGGCAATTTGCATCAAGTTTTCTTGCGAGATATAAACCATCTCGTTGTCATATTTAACAACCCCAGCCTCCAAAAATCGGCAAGAATAAGTCTTTGCTTGCAATTTTGGAGATTCGGTCATTTGAAATTTGTTTAATTTTGGTTTTTGGTTTGAAGTAAATGTTGCGCCTTAGAGCAGAGGTGTAAATTTAACTAAAAGTTTCTTTTTTTAAATTAAAAAAATCTTAATTTTACCTTACAGTCTCTAAGCTGTACAAGGTAAATTTTCACTTAAAAAAACAATTGTGCAAGTAGAAATTTAATCAATAACAGGGATTTGAACACAACGGCAACCATAATCTTCTCCTGCGTGAGCTCTTCTGCCCGTTTCTTCATCAACAATTGGGGGGTTGTCATAAAAAATAATTTTGCCATCAAGTTTGGCGTGGTCGTGTCTAACTCTTGAATCTTTGGAGCTTGACCATTCATATTTATCTACCCCAGCGTCTTTAAATCTTAGTTGGGTATATCTACTGGTAAGTAATGAGGTTTCTTGTTTTGCAAGGAATTCAGCTTTTGAATCTGAAACTGCGTAGCGTTGTAGAATGATTTTTTTTAGGTGATTAGCTCGATAGCCTGCTTTTACTGATTGCGAGACTTCGTTCCTTAGGGAGATTATTTGTTCGTCTAAAAACTTCTTAATTGTGAGCCTTAAGTTTTGACTATATTCTTCAGCGATGATTTGTTTTTGTTCGTCCGTTAAATCGATTGAAACTTCGAGAGCTTGGGCAATGGATTTAAATTGCCCATCTATTCTACCAATTGATTCTTCGTAATTAAATTCTGCCTTTTCCAAAACCTCTTCAGCCAAAGGAAATGTTGTTAGTTTAGCGACTAGATTTTGACTTATTGTTGTATTGATTGCGTTTGCTTGCCCAATTGCCGCCTGAATTTCAGTTGGCAAACTACTTATTTCTTTACGATAGCCCTTTATTCTTTTATCAAAGCTGATACCCAAAGCGTTAAATTCTCTGGTTATTTTTGCGTTGAATTGTCCCCTAAAAATTCCGTTTGAATATTCGATTTTGCCCGAAAGCAAAGCTTCGGCAATTGCTGATTTAGAATTGTAATAAACCGCTAAACCTTCAAGCTCGCTTAAAAGCGGCTCAAATAAAGTTTGTCTTATTACTTCAAGAATTTGTTTTTTTAAATCATTTTCACTTTTGCGGGGCAGAATTATTGCCCTTAGCTTCTGAACCATTTCTTTTTGCTATTCTCTTTTGGCTCTTCTTTTGTAACTATCAAAGGCACATCTTGGATTTTGGCAGATACTAGGTTATCTAAGTTGATTTGATTGATTGCTTCTTCTGCGCTTAAAAGCCCAGAATTTACGAGCTGCAAAATTCTGTTTAGTTTTTGGTTTTTAACATTTTCAGCCTCAGGAGCAGAAAGCATCCGAAGCGGTTTATATTCAAAAGAAAGGCTTTGTGGCACAATTCCGAAGAGTTTTTTGCAACAGATTTTAAGCACTTGCAAAATTGTGTTGTCGAACTTGTTGCGAATCTCTGATTCAATCATTGAGTTATAATTCTCAATGTCATCTTCACCGCCATTCATTCCTGTAATTGATTGACCAAAAATCTTAGAAATCGGCATTCTTAAGGAATTGGAAATCATCTTGCGAATCTCAACAAGCATTTCTGCCAAGCCTGCAAAATTGACCTGTTTTTGTTGGTAGTCATCGTTGACGTCCATAACTAGGGCATTCTGAAAATTCTTAATCTGATTCGACAATTGAACCCTTTTTTGAACCCCTGCTGTGCCTTCTGCTGAAATCAAGGCTTGATCGAAGTGTTGGATTTTATAAACATCAATTTTTGCTTCATCCAGCAGCTCAAAAATTACATCCTGATTTTTTAGATAAGAGTTTAGGTCTCTAATTAACCTTTCTAACTCACTCATTCCCCAACCCCTGAGCTGTGGTCTTAGAAATGAAGGAGCGTCTTTGCCTAAAACTTTTAACACCCTGTTCTTGTTCAGAAGCTTGCCGTAAAAGTTAAAAGGAGTTTCGTTTATTGAGTTGTCAATATAGGGCTTTTCTTCTGCATATTGATTATTATTAAGCATTCCTAACTCCCATAAATCAGCTCCATAAAAAGAAATAGGTGTTTTTTCGCTTATATCATCAATTCGAAAAGGGGTATTAGGTTCACCACCATCGTCAATAACTATTCCGCCACCACCAAAAAGACGCGCCCATTTAATAGCTCGTTTTATTTCTTCAATTATTCCTTTATTCTTTAAATAGTTTTGTAGTTCTGAAATGTCTTTTGCATCTATCTCGTCGCAAGAAATATCAATTCCGCCTCTAAACCCATCCTCAACAGGCTGATCAATCATTGTTTGAACAATACCATGAGTTAGATAGGTATAGGTGAGGGTGTTCCGGTCGTTTGATAGTAAATAATAGCGATTATTAGCAATTAAAGTTGCTGTTTGGCTTAACTGCTGCCCGAAAGATTTATCAAAACCAATATTTGAGACAAGGTCGCTTAAGCCGTTTTGCAGTTTGTTTATATCGTTAGTCTTAACTGCTGCTGTCATAAGACATCAAGAATTGAAATGTTAGAATGTATGTAATCACTTAAGGAATAGCGTATTGCATCGATATAATGATTATAAGCGTCATCAATCATTGGCAGAATCTCCCCCGTGTTGCGGTCAATTTTGTAGCTATATTTCATGAATTCGTTGATTGTGCCTTTGCAACGAGGATGAACGATAATTTTTTTAAAAGACTTCAAATACTCAATTCCATCTTCAACATAACCCTTTGAACTGGTTGACTCTCTCTGTGCTCTTGCTTTTCTTACGCCGTGAATATTAAAGCCTTTTTTTGAGATATAAGAAATTGACTCGGGGCGCGCAGAATCAGCGTAAATTTTCCATTTTCTGCTCTCTGGAATCTTATCAAAAAGAGTTGGAGTATCATCCAAATCGCAACCTGTGGCACCAACTTCGTAGTCAATGTAAAGGAAGCCGTCAAAAATATAGCAGCGAATCATGGTAGTTGGGTCTTGTGCAAAACCCCAATCTACGCCGTAAAAGTATCGACCTTGTTGAATTGATTGTTGAGGGCGGGTTTCAAACTCTTGAACTTCCCATTTATTTTTGAAAATCTGCGAATCACTATTTAACCTTGGTTCACCTTGCCAAACATGAGCAAAATCATCTGGCGGCATAAACTTTTTATCATATTCAATCTGCTTTTTGATTGAGTCAGAAAGCATCTCGTTTTCATCGTAATTGATTTTAACGACCAAAGAGTCCTCTTTTTGGTGAACGATAAAATCTCGATAGGTTGCCCCGTCTGCATCGTTGGGGTTAAGTGTGATAATGATTTTTGAATTGTTCTTGCGAATCGTTGGAAGTAGAATTGACCAGCTTTCACGACTTACATTGTCTGCTTCTTCAACCCAACAAATATCAGCACCTTCAAAAGATTTGAGTTGCCTTGTCTTTGCAGCGTCTCGCATTCCTGCAAACCAAAATTCTGAGCCATAAAGGTTGCTAATTTTGTTTTCAGTTATCTTAAACAAGCTCGAGCACTGCATGTTGTGGATTGTGTTCTGAAGCAGGCTGTGAACAGAAGAAGCTATTGAATCCTGAATTTCGCGGGTGCAAAGAACTCTGAGGGGCTCTCTTATTGAGCTTAAAACCAATCCTTGCGCTACGCACCAAGATTTTGCGCCAGCCCTTCCGCCATAAATTACTATAATTCTTTCTTTAATCTTGCGAATATCTGCCAAGAAAAGGAGTTTATCCGGAAAATAAACCTTAGTGGTTTTCACTTAGCAAAAAATTCTAAATCAATTTTAAGGCTAATTCCCCTAAGCTCTGCACAATAAGCATGCAAAGCGCAACTCAAGGCTTTAGAAAGTCCACTTTTATTGGCAATACATAAACCCTCGGGAGTCATTCCTAGCCATTGTGCAAAGTCTTTTTGACTCGAGCCATGAGTTCTTAAAACCTTTTTTAAATCTAATTTCCCCTTTTTGGTTTTCGCTGCCATTCGAGAATTTTTAATTTTTTTGGCTAAAATACGGGATTTTAATCGAAAAAGCTTAATTTAGAGGTTTTGATGAAATGATAATTTGTGGAGGCGATAAAGGGGCTTCAGGGTCGCCTTTAATTGTGGTGGAGTCCCCGTATCTTTTAGCGTGCAGCTTCGAAGCTCTCCACTGTCTTTTATCAGCTCGAAGCCTTTGCAATTGAACCCAAGCCATATCGATCCTTTTATTTCCTTTGTCGTCAATAAAAAATCTCGGCTCTTGGTCAGTGATGTCTTTGATTTCGTCAAACTCATATTCACCGCAAAGCTCTTTAGCCTTCGTGTATTGGGCGTATAAATTAGAATTCGTAGCAAGCCATTTATTCACTGTCGCCCTATCTGGCATTTTTTTATCCCTGCATATCTCGCGCAAACTCTCGCCGGTTGCAATTCTTTCAAAAATCTCCTTAAAAATTTCTTCAACGTCGGCTTCGCTATAAACAAAGGGTCTGCCTTTTTTCTTTTTTTCTTTTTCCTTACTCATATTTTGCGCAATAAAAAAGCCGCCCCCCTTTCGGAGTAGCGGCTTAGAATTTTGTTTAAATTTTACTTATAAAACCATAATAGAGGAATACTCTTTCAGGTATTGTCTGGCTTTCTCGTCATCAATCATTAAATCAAAAGAAATATCCTTATTCATGTCGGTTTTTTGCCAACATGTTTCTTCATGATTTTTTCTTTCCACCTCCTTAAAGCTTAGATTGCCATATTCAGCAATTCCCTTATCCAAAGCCTCTACATCACTTTCTGAAAAATATTCGATTTTTGGTTCTCTTTTAGCCTTTATCAAATAATCAGTTTTAACAGTCTCACAAGAAAAGGGGTAATCGTCAATTTGTAAAGTGTGCAAAACCCAATCTCGATCTTTTGTATCAATCATGTCTTTTGTTGCACTTGGAACAGTTCCATACTGCATTTTTACATATCTATCACCCGTAATTGGTCTCATATAGCGATTAAGATGGTACTTATCGGCAAAAAATATAACTTTCATTAGGTTATATTTATTTATTGATCCACCCATTTTAAAAGCACAATAAACCACAGACTCCAAAATTTTATGGTAGTTTATCTCAAATGTTATGGTTTTTTTCATAGTTATGTTTATTAAAAAACATGTTGGGTTGGGCATGTTTTTTTATCGGCGCAATGATCGACGATGAAAATATGATAAACCCTCTAATTCTTAGCTGTCAAGAATTTTGTGTCATTTTGGGAATTTTTTATTTTTTTTGTTGACAAACTAGAGACCCTAAGCGTCATTTTAGACTTATATTTAATCTTTTTTTTAAGTATTTTTTTTATTTTAAATAATATTTTTTAAGATTTTTTTAAGTTTTTTTATTTTAAAACGCTGTAAAGCTTAGGGGTTGTAGTATATATTTATTTTTAAAAAAATATTAAATAAATGTTGACTTTAGTTTTTACCCTTTTTTATAATGATTCTTAGAAATTTTGAGGGGTTCAAAATTTCGCAAAAAAAAACAAATAATACAAATAATTATGCTAGCCAGATTAATAGTGAAAAAGCCAAAAGTGAAAAAGCCAAAAAATTCATACACAATCGACGAGGCGAGAGAATTAAGCAAAAACTACCAAAATAGAATTTACGATTTGCAAAAAATTGTTAAAGAAATGATAACAACAATGAGAGCGGGCACTTTTGTAAATGAAGAAAATAAAAAGAACTTTCATGAAAGATTATCGAGAAACAATAAACTTCTATCATTTTTTGAGCAGGAACTTATTGATCTACGTAAAGATTTCGGTGTATAAATCAAAAAAAAGTAATTTAATTTTAATGAAAAACACTTTAAGAATATGAAACATCAGAGAACAATTTCAAAAAGCGAGTTCATTGAGCTCGCTAAAAAAACCAATCGCCACCAAGTATCAAAACATTTTAATATCAGCAATAAAAAAGCCCAAGAACTCGCGGATATGTTCGGGGTATCTTTTCAGGTTTATGATGTTAAACTAAACAGCCGACCCAAAAAATATAAAATTATTGATTAAAAGTTAATTAGTCATTAACTGTTTTAACTACGACTAACAATAAAAAGAGCTCTTTTAAAAATTTCGATTATCTCTTTTTCTTGCAATCTCAATTTTGTTGCCGCATAGCCTGTGCTTAATTCTCTTTCAATCAGCATTTCAATGATTAAGGTTTCGCTTGCATTCAAAGC